CATCGCCGGCGGGGCGGGCCTCGAGGGCCGCGGCCTTCGTCTCGGCGGCCTTGCGGCGCTCCCGTTCGGTGCGCCACTTGGCCTTCATGGCGTCCAGGGCGCGTTTGCCGGCGTCACCGAGCTGGTCGGCCCCCGCGGGGTCCGTGTCGCCGGTGTCGTCGTCGCTGTCGTCCTGGCCGTCGCTGGTGTCGGCGTCGTCGCCTTCGCCGTCGCCGTCGGCCTCGTCGCCGCTGTCGTCGCTCTCGTCGCTCTCGTCGCCGTCGGCCTCGTCGTCGTCCTCGGCGGCGCCGAGGATGGGCCAGATCGGGTGGAGGGCGGCCGGGTCCTCGCCGGTACGGGGCTTGCGCCAGCCGATCGCGGTGAGGCCCGTGCGGGCGTGACGGGGCAGGGTGGGGGTGCTCATGAGGGGCTCCTGTTGCAGGAGTCGGGGCGTCCCGGTGCGGGTCGCCAGGTCAGTAGAGGTAGCCGTAGCGGTAGAGCAGGCGGATCGCGTCGTCGCGGTCGGATGCCAGCTCGTAGATCGCCTCGGGGGTGAGCCGGGCGCCGGCGGGCGCCCGCCCTGCGGCTTCGACTTCCCGCAGTCGGCGGCGGGCCAGGCCGCGCTTGGTCATGCCCTCGGTGGTGGTGGTCAGCCGTGGGCGGCCGCCGATCCGGGAGGAGTCGGCGATGCGGCCGCGGTGGGTGACGCCGTCGCGGACCCAGCTGCCGACGGTGGAGACACCGCGGCGGGCGTTGACGACCTGGTTGATGTCGGCGCCGTCGCGGATCGCGCGGGCGCCCGCGGCGCCGAACGCCCGGTTCTGCTCGGCACGGTCCAGGGAGCGGAAGTACTCGGCGGGGTCCATGCTCGGATTGCCGCGCCGGTAGCTGGCCATCGGCTGGTGGACGCAGTCGCAGTGCGGGTGGCGTTGGAAGCCGGCGTTCCAGCCGTACTCCTTGCCGGCCAGGACCACGCAGCGCGCGCACGACGGCGGGTTGAGGACCCGCACGTAGCCCCGGCACCGCTTGTCCGCAGCGATCCCGGCGCCGGTGGCCTGACGGCCTGCGTCGGGGACCTCCGTGCCGACGATCCGCAGCAGGTCCGCCAGGCCACGGCCCAGTGCCTCGTCGAGCTCGAGGCCCTCGCCGATGGCCTGCTTGGTGTGGATGACCGGCTCGTACAGCAGGCTCTCGAGTGGTCTGCCGTCCGCGGCGAGCCCAGCGAACGCGGCGGCGTTCACTGTCAGCTCCGGCGGTCCACCCGGTGCGCCCTGCACGGTCATGGAGCGGGACACGTACTCGCCCGCCCCCGTCGCCGACGCCAGCTGGCCGCCGGTGACCAGGGCGACCATGCGCTGCCCAGTGCCAGACATCCAGGCGCCGGTCAGGTCGCGGCCCGTCAACTGCTTCCACTCGCGGGCGGCCGCGCGCTGCGCCGCAAGCGTGATCCGGGCCTGACGGCGGTAGTACCAGGTGGCGAGGGCCGTCTCACGGTCCATCGCCGGCCTCCACCAGGTCGGGCTGCAGGTCGGGCTGCGGCTCCTCGGTGACGCCGGATTTCCCCGCCAGCAGGGATGCGACCGGGTCGAGGTCCACCTCCCGCTCGCGCATCTTCATCAGGTCAGCGACCTCGGTCGGCGTCAGCCCGTAGCGCAGCGCCAGGTACTCGAAGGGGAAGCCGATCTGCTTGAGCTTGAGGATGCTGTCGGTGAGCTGGGCGATGTTGCGGGACTCGGTGTCGGCCCACAGCACGGTGCCGCCGGCGACGGACTGCGCAAGGTCCGCCTTGTTCTGCGCCAGGGCAATGAGGCGGAACACCTCGCGCAGCGCCTGGCCGAACCACAGCTGCTTCTCCTTGCACCTCATGACCAGGCCGGTCTCGGCGGCGACCAGAGCGTCGCCGGACAGGTTGGCCATCTTCCCGATGAGGTAGTGGCTGGGGGTGCGGGTCTGCGCGGCGATGTGGCCGACCGCGACCTCGATGACTTTGGTGTACGCCTCCAGGTTCGCGGCCGGCCAGTTCGCGATCTTCGCGTCCTTGGAGGAGAAGAACAGGACCCGGTCGACGGCGAACTTCTCCATCGGCACGGGCTTCTTCCCGATGATCTGCCCGGTGCTGTCGAGGATCGGCGTCATCGGGGCGTCCGCGCCCAGCACCACCCGCTGCGGGAACGACGCGAAGTCCGAGGCGGTGAACAGCTGCGACCACAGCAGGTTGATCGCGTCCTGCATCGCCACGACACCGGCCACGTCCGATATCGGATCGTCGGCGAGCATCGGCTGGTTCGGCAGCTCCACCATCGGCACGACACCCATCGGGTTCGGCTGAGGATTCGGCTCGTTGTTGTCCATGTCCCGCGCCGACCAGGCCCGCACCATGTCGTCGGCCTGCCCCATCGGACCGGACTTGCGCGGCTCGGAGCCGGTGGCCCGCTCCAGCTTCCACACCCAGTCCTTCAGGTACAGCGTCGCGTACTCACGCGAACCGTCCTGCCACGTCTTCAGCGCCGCCTGCCGGCACCGGCGCGATCCCGGCTCGTACATGACGATCGCCTGCCGGGCGTCCTCGAACGTGACCTCCGGCGTCTGCTCATCGTCCCGGTTCCCCCACACCAGGACGAACGTCCGCGCACCCAAACCGGCACCGAGGAACCCCAGCTGGGAATCGGCATCCAGCCCGTTGCGCTGCCACACCCCCCACAGCTCGGCGTCCGCCTTCACCTGCCCGACCGGCCGGATACCGGTCACCGTCAGACGCTCGACGGGGGCCTGCGCCACCGGCGACACCCAGTTGTCGGAGAACCCCTCGTACTGCTTGGCGAAGTAGTCCTTGTACTGATCGGACGCGAACCGCAGCGGCGCCTTGCCCCGGTAGTAGTCGACATGCCTGCCGATGTCACCGGACCGCGTGGACAGCTCCGACATCAGCGTGTCCGCCAACTGCCCGGCCTGCTCGATCGTCTCCACCTTCACCTGCACCGCCTCCTCTCAGCCGGTCCACACCCAGTCCTCGGTCTCCGTGCCTTCGCCAAGCCGGATCGCGTCACCCGCAGCCTCGTGCGCGAGGATGCTGACCACGGCGAGGTCGATCTTCAACTGGCCCGTGGCCGACGGCTTGCGCAGCACGTACCGGTTCGCCGGCCGCGCAGCCTTGCGGGCATTCGCCACGTGCTGACTCGTCGGCTCGCAGCCGTCGTGCCAGAACGTGGAGTCCTTCTTCGCCACGTCCGTCACCAGACGCTCCGCCGCAGGGTGCATACGCACCCCGTTCGTCTCCCAGCGCACCACCCGCTGCGCCCCGTACCGGTCGGCCCACGTGTCGATCTCCGTTTTCCAGTAGGGCGGGTCGAAGTAGGCGCGGAGCACGTTGTAGCGCTCCATCAGCTCGTCCAGGGCCGCGTCGACTTCCAGGCGCGGCACCTGGCCGTCCCACTCGGCCGGATCCCAGATCGTGGGCCGGTCGTCGGGGCCGTAGGTGGGGGTGAACTGGTAGCCGTCCAGCGTCTCCGCCCGGAAGCCGGACCAGTCGTCGACGTCGGACCCGTCGAAACCGAGGACGATCGCGGTGCCGTCCGGAACCTTCCGCGGCTTCGCGCGGGCGTCCCACCGGTCCCGGGCGATCCACGCCCCGGTACCGGCGACGATCCGGTTGCCGAAGAACCGCTCGGCCTGCGCGGCGTCCCGCTCGAGGAGCTCGGCCGCCTCACCCTCGATGACATCCGGGTCGACCCACCAGGAGTCCCCGTACACCACCTTGTGGATCTTCCGGCGGTCCGCCTTCTTCGTGTAGTCCAGGTCCCCGGGCGGCCGCAGGAAGTCCCGGTAGATGTCCTGCGCCTTCGCCTCGAAGGTCCGCTGCGCCACCGAGTTCTCGGACGGATCCCAGGCGTTGGTGGTCTCCGTCGAGCGTCCGCCCATGCCCGCCAGGCCCCGGCGCTGCGTGTCGGCGACCTTCTGCATCTTGTTCTGGCTGTTCCAGATGCCGGTCTCGTCCTGCGGCACGAAGGTGACGCGCTGGCCGAGGCGGGACTGCGCGGACGAGGTGACCGTGTCGATGCGGCCGCCGCCCGGCAGCCGGATGAACTCCTCACCCGTCTTCGGGATCAGTTCCGCCAGCGGACCCTTGTCGATCATCGGCTTCAGTGCGCCGTAGATGTTGTCGGTCTGCTCCTCGCTGAACGCCGTGATCTGGATGAGCGGTGTGGGCCAGGGCATCCCCATCGGGTCACCCGGCTCGTACTCGTACACCCAGCCGCAGTCGCAGCCGCGCAGCCGGCAGTCGTACGTCTCCCCGCCGACGGCCCATCCGGCGAACACCGCGGGGCCGACCGCCTCAACGCACACCTGCGCCGCGGTGACGGGCCCCTTCCCCCACTTCTGGGGTCGCACGAGCTGGCTGCGCCGGTAGTGGAACGCGGACGCCGGGGAGATCATCGACCGTTCGGTGGTCGCACCGGGCTTGACCCGGTAGTGGTTCAGGAAGAACCACAGCATCTCGTCGGTCAGCAGGTACGGCTCACCGATGTGGAAGCCGTCCGGGATGACGCAGTGGGCCTCGATCCAGTCCGCGATCAGGAAGCCCAGGGTGGGCCACCGGACGACTCGGTCAGTCTCCGTCACCGGGGACGACCTTGAACCGGCTGCGGGCCGTGCCGCTGCGGCCGGCAGCCGCGGTGCGGGCCGGGGCCTCGCGCTTGGCGGCGACCTCGTCCGCGGTGATGCGCCAGCGGTTCGCGCGCAGGCCCGGCGTCGTCAGGCCGAGACTGTCCGCCATCTGCTTGACGACGGTGGTCAGGTTGACCCGCGAGTCGTTGAGCTCGGCCTCGGTCAGGCGGCGCACGTACAGGGCCACTTCGAGATCCTGCCCGTAGCGCTCCCACATCAGGGCCTGCGGCATCGCCCAGAGTTTCTCCCACAGCTCGCTCTCGCGGATCGTCTGCTCCGTCAGCGGCCAGTCGGGCGTTGCGCCCTGGCGGCCCTCGGCGGGCAGGATCGTCCACTCGCCCGCGTCCCGCTCGCGCCGCAGCGCCATCGGGTCCGGCGGGGGTCCGGATCGTGCTCGAGCTCCACCCTTCACCATGTCGGTCTCCTCGGATCGGCGCCGTTGCGGCGTCTGCGCTGGGCCCGCATTGCGCGCGGCCTGGTCCACATGGCTCGGGCCCTGGATCGGGCCGACTGCCCGGGCGGCATGGCCGGCCGGGGTGTCACGCGGAGTGACAAGCAAGATCGCTAAGAAAGTTCTGAACCTGACGGACCAGGGAGTTCCC